GAATAACTTTAAATTTTTATGTCCCCAGTAAGAGCAATAGACAAACTAAAGCAAGCCTTTAGTGTCGAAGAACGTAGTAGCTACTCCATTTTTAAGGGAGAAGAACTAATTTTAAAAATCTTTTGGTCGCCTCTTACGATAGCTGACAGAGACACCATAAACAGTACATTAATAGCTATGAACAAAGGTAAGGAAGAAGGAAGTCTTGACTTTGCTCTACAGGTTATTATTACAAAAGCAGAAGATGACTCAGGTGCAAAAATGTTTACAGCAGCAGATTTACCAGCACTAAGAAGAGAAATACCTCTATCTGTCCTACTGGACATAATGACTAAGATGCAGGGAGTGGGCGAGGGGGAAAGCCCCGATGCCGTAAAAAGCTAAACTGAAAGAAGATAACTTTATATACTTACAGTTTTTTATCGCAGAAAAACTAGGCTACACACACAAAGAAATTCGAGAAAAAATGTCGGTCCAAGAACTGTATGCTTGGAACGCTTACTTTGAACTGAAGTCTGAAAGAGAAGAAGAAGCCTACGAAAAAGCAAAAAGACAAGCCCAAGTTCGTAAAGTGCGCTAAACTTTTAATATCTGACTCAAATTTGCGGTGGCTGCGTCAAATTACAGCGTAAATATAAAACTAGACACTAAAGCTGCTAGAAACGAGTTGCAGACTTTAGAAAAACGTATAAATAATTTAAGAAGAAATTTAAATCAACCTTTAAAAATAGATACAAGAATATCAAAAATACAAGAAAAGATAGCCAAAAGCAAAGATGCTCAAAAAGCATCAATGATCGAAACTAGAAGATTAGGAGATCAAGTACAGAAATTAGCTGATAAAGGACTGAAAGTAGACAAAGCAAGGGCAGCCATAAAGAAAGCAGCAGCATTAGACTCTAAAAATCAATTAAAAGCAGCAGCAAGTCAAAGAAAGATAGCTCAAGATGAACTAAAAATACAAACTGATATAACTGAACAGGTAGCAAAAAGAAGTCAATTAATTGCTTCGGGTAAGTTTGCAGGAGGAAGAAACTTTGGACAGATTGGTGGATCTATAGGACCAGCCTTACCGCCAAGTGCAGGAGGAGCAGCAGGAGGTGGGCGAAGAGGATTTGACTTCCAGAGTGCATTAATAAGTGGTGGTTTTCCGTTGCTATTTGGTCAAAGTCCATTTGTTAGTGTTGCTGGTGCATTAGGTGGTGGTATCGGTGGAATGTTCGGACAGATGGGTGGTTTTGCAGGAGGTATCGCAGCAACTACAGCAGCTACAACAATCCAAACATTTACAATAGAGGTAGGAAAACTAGGACAGGCACTCGATCCAGTAACTAAAAATGTAGAAGCACTTACAGCAGCATTAGGAGTAACTGGAACTGAATTTGAAAAACAAATTGCAACGCTTAAAAAATTAGGAGATGATGAGGCAGCATTTGAAGCAGCAAGACAGAAAATGATAAATCTTGTAGGTTCTAACGGGGTAGATGCACTAACTAAGTTTGGACAGGGAATGACAGAGTTGGGTAATAACTTTGCAAAAATAATGACTTTGATGAGAACTTCATTTGCATTATTTGTTCAAAACTCAGGTATAGGAAAATTTATTGCTCAAACTTTAGAACGTTCAACTTTAATAAAACAAGCAGAAGTACAAGGCCAAAATTTGGACACTCCAGAAGGAAGAGAAGCGAAATTATTATTAAACACAAAAAGATTAGTTACAGATCAATTTGCATTAAGTCCTGAGCGTAGAAGAGAACTTATTTTAAATCTTACAAACCAAGAAACAGGAACAGGTTTTGGTGGTCAAATACATAGCCGAGATATAGACAAAGCTAAAGAAATTGTAAATGATTTAATTGTTAAAAATCAAATTCTTATAAACACCAAAAACGCACAGAAAGAAGCCGATAAAATAATAGAAACTATACAAAAATCTAGAGTTAAAAATTTAGATAAAGAAATAGAGATGCTGGAGCGTAGTTTTACTATGACTTCTGAAGAATTTGAAATAGAAAAACAAATTGCAGAAATGAAAGAACAGGGAGAAATAAAAGATGAAGATGAAATAAGAAGAAAATTACAAAAAATACAACTTTTAGAAAAGGAAAGAAAATTAGCTGAAGAAACAGCAGCAGCATTTGAAAGAATGTCTCAGACAATAGCAACTGACATATCCGATGGCATAAAAGGTATGATTCGTGGCACTTCCACATTGAACGATATGCTCAACAACGTACTGAATAAACTTATAGATGCAGCCTTCAACATGGCTATGTTTGGAAATATGCAGGGAACGCTAGGTGGTGGTGGATTATTCGGTTCAATACTTGGTGGACTTGGGGGATTATTTGGTGCTGGACCAACTATGGGAGGAGCAGGATATTTTGATCCAGTAACAGGTTTAGGTACAGCAGGACCAAATTTCGGTTTAGCTAACGGAGGAATAGCCAGAGGAAGAAAAACTCATTTAGTTGGAGAGCGAGGACCAGAATTATTTACACCTGGAGTTACGGGTACAATCACACCAAATCATGCACTTGGAAGCTCAACAACTGTGGTAGTCAATGTAGATGCTTCTGGTTCTTCTGTTGAAGGTGATGAACAACAAGGTAGAGAACTTGGTCGTCTTATATCTGTAGCGGTACAATCTGAATTAGTACAGCAGAAAAGACCTGGAGGTTTACTTGCATAATGGCTACTTTTCCTTCAATTACTCCAACATACGGACAGCGAAAAAGGTCTGCACCAAACACTAGAACAGTTCGTTTTGCTGATGGTTATGAACACAGAATATTGTTTGGATTGGCTCAACATCAGAATCCAAAAACATTTAATTTTACTTTTGAAGTATCAGAAACGGATGCAGATACTATAGAAACATTTTTAGATGCAAGAGCAAATGATAGTGCCAGCTTTGATTTCACTCCTCCAGGAGAAGCTAGTTCATCTAAATTTGTGTGCGAGTCATGGTCTAAATCAATTCCATATTTAAACAGAGCGACAATACAGGCAACATTTAGAGAGGTGTTTGAACCATGAGCACTGGTCCTGTATTTAGTGAAGTTCAAAAAATAAACCCTTCAGCAATTATTGAACTTTTCACACTTCAGTTAGACAGTTCTTTACATGGTGCGACTACAATATATAGATTCCACTCTGGATCAAACCTAAATGCAAACGGTGAAATAGTCTGGGCTAGTAACTCTTATCAAAGATTTCCAATAGAAGCTACAGGTTTTGCATATCAACGTGGTCAAATTCCAAGACCAAAACTTGTTGTTAGTAATGCTTTTGGTACTATATCTGCAATATTAGTACTTGTTAATCAAACAACTGCTGGTAATGATTTAACAGGTGCTACGTTTACAAGAATAAGAACAATGGCAAGGTTTATTGATGCTGTTAATTTTCCTGGTAACTCAAATCCATTTGGAACACCAGATCCTACAGCAGAATTTAAACGCCAAATTTATATAGTAGATCGTAAATCATCAGAAAATAGAGATGTTGTAGAATTTGAATTAGCAGGAGCTATTGATATGGCAGGAGTTAGAGCACCAAAACGTCAATGTACCCGTGCGTTATTCCCTAGTATTGGTACGTTTACACAATGAGTTGGAAATATAAGGCACTACTTCATGCTCAACGTGAAGATCCTAGAGAGTCTTGTGGTCTTTTATTAAATGTTAAGGGTAAAGAAAAATATTATCCCTGCCGTAATCTTTCAATTACAGATAATCAATGTTTTATTATTGATCCAGAAGATTATGTAAAAGCAGATAATGTAGGCGAAATTATTGGTGTTGTTCATAGCCACCCTATAACACCTCCTGAACCTAGTCAGGCAGATAAGATTAGCTGCGAGCAAAGTAAATTACCCTGGTATATTGTTAACCCCAAAACTGAACAATGGGGTGAATGTATCCCAAATGGTTACGTTCCAGATATTTTAGGAAGGCAGTGGGTATGGGGTGTAACTGACTGCTGGAGTTTAGTTGTTGATTGGTATAAACAAGAAAAAGGAATTATTTTAAAAGATTATGCAAGAAATATGACACCACAAGAGTTTTTAGAGAATCCTTTATTTGAAGATTATGCTTGGCGAACAGGATTCAGAGAACTTAGATCAGATGAAAAGTTAGAAAAAGGAGATGTCTTGTTGATGTCGATATTGCACCCAACTTTAAATCATGTAGCTATTTTTCTAGGAGATATGGTTTTACACCATTTAGCAGATAGACTATCTTGTAGAGAGCCATATTCTGAGTGGTTGTTAAAATGTACTGGTAAGAGGTATCGCTATGCTCAGAAAAGTTAAACTTTATGGAGAATTA